TAATTGTCTTCTCATTGACGACACCAGCATAGTATGTCGATCCATCAACGATATTAACGATAGGTGGGTTGCCTCTAGAGTCATATACTATAGCTTCACCTTCTTCAAAGTTATGTCTCTCTGGAAAGGTGACACTTTCATCAAATGTATCAACTGATGTACCATCAGCCTTGAAGTTGGATACTAGATTACCTCTGACAAGGTTAGATTCAAGAACTGCACCACTTCCGTTACCACCACTAACAGTGATCTTGGGTTTCTCTTGATATCCGATGCCAGGAGTAACTAATTTGACTTCTCTGAAAGATCCAGATACGTTAGCATGAGCAACAGCACCAAATCCCTGAGAATCATTAATAATCAGTGGAGGACCTGTAATAACATCATAGTCTTGGCCTGGATTTGTAACTTCTAGCTTGGATATGTTACCATGAAAGATCTGTTCATCAAAAACAGTGGGTGGAAATACCTCAACACCATTAGCCAGCAAACCAACTGGTCTATTTTTTACCTCTCTCTTGTTTGGGTCATCAAATAAATTTTTCTGCTTGTAGTAAGGATACTTTCTAAGAATTTTCTGGTTCTTGAGTGTTTTATTCTCCCAACCTGACTTGTAGATGTATTGTCCAGCAGTGTTAGTCTTTATAGCGATGTATTTTTTAGAAAATACGTCAGCTCCACTGAAAGATAGATTAAAGTCAGTCTCGTTGATTTTAGTTACAAAGTAGACACCAGTATTGATACCACTGTTGGTTGTATTGTCCCAATAGATCTTATCACCAGTTACATAGTTGTGAGCTAGGAGTTGATTAGGGGTCGCTCCTACCGTGAAGGAGGGATCATACGATTGAATGGTATAAGTAAACCCACCACCGAGTAAAGGTGTCCCAAAACCGTCTGTAACCTCTATTGCACTGGATTTTACAAATACTTTATTGTCAGTTGCAAAGATTGGATAGTTTGGTAGACCAGCAGAAGCGATATAGAAGAATTCTTCGTTCTTATCTAAGTAACTGTTTTGAACACCAACAGGAAACTCATCTACACCAGCAAAGTAGTCGGAATTGTGTTCTGCCTTAGTAACAGTCTTTGTAATTGTTGTTAAGTTAGCTGGAACTGTTCCAGATGTTTGTATGACAATGGTATTTGAGTAAATCTTAGAAAGGTTAGTTGCATCATACTCAATATCTTTGACTGTTACTTGAATTTGATCGCCATTATCATTTTTAAGAATTAATATCTCATCAATGTAGAAAACAATCGAATCAAACAACTTAAGTCTGTATGTATTGACGTTTACCTGATTGATGGAAGAAATATTGTGAGACGAAGGTATGTTATAGATCCAGTTGTTGAACTGTGGAGTATCACCTAAGTCTCTACCGAAAGAAAGTAACTTTAGATTGTCACCAATCTGCATATTGGTTGATTGACTTGTATCAGCTTCATCAATAACATTAACAAGTCTAAACTCCATCAATGATGTCTGTCCAAATCCAGCATAAGAGTATGCAAGCTTGTTTTCAAGAACATCAGCACCAAAAACTAATGAAGTGGTAACACCAGAGATTCCTAAGAACTGGTTTATTGTTTTATCAGTGTAAGATAGAGTTAGAAAGTTATCACCAGCTCTGGGTCTTACTAAAAGAGATCCACTTTGACCAAATCCAACCGTAGAGTCAACTACAAGACTGGTTGCATCTTCATTAGTAACCTCTAGTGCTTTTGTTTTACCAGGCACTTGGAAATTACCATCAAATGATGTGGAGTCAAGAGACATCTCATAGAAGTCTGTCTGGTTGATCGGTCTATACTCAACATTATAGATTGAAGCACTTACAGTACCAATACCAGATACGTCTTGATACAAGAAATTACCAACTGACTGTAAAGGTTGTGCAGCTGGAGTTAAATTCTCAAGAAGAACGTGTTTAGTTTTGAAATATACGTTTGCAGAAGAAACAATAGTCTGATCAATTGGTTTGAGCAGTTCAATATCTTCACCATACAAAAGTTTGAAAAGAATCTGATATGAAGAGTCAGTTCCCTTCGACATGTAGAAGTCTTTTGCCCTAGTTAGAACGTTTGTTACAGATGTTCCACTTACGAAGTTTCTATTTTCAAATCCAGGCAGAAACTCTGTTTTAAACTTTGTAAAAAATTCTTGTAGGAACAGATTACTTAAATTAGTAACTGTTGCACCAGTATTATGTGCAGATGCAGAACTTTGTAGGAAGTTTAGGAACTCAGCATTGTCCTCTTGTGATATCTGATCGATACCACTGAATCCTCTTGCACATCCAGTAAAGGATGTAGAAGTTTTACCAGTATATGTTATTATCTCTTCGCCAATCTTAAGTAAACCGTATGTATCTGGCCAACCAGTAGTTGAAGTTACGTTGATTGTGGTTGATGCAGCAAAAATAGGAGCAGTAAGAGTGGTTAATGGTATTAAACTTTCACTATTGAACGCACTTATCTGTCTATACTCAGGAAGATTGTTCGCTAGGTCAATTACACCAGACTTATGTTCTTGTGAAGCGTAATATTGTTTTAAAAAGCTCGCAAACTTAGGAGACTCCTGATTTAAAAATTCTGGAATCTGCGATTTTATGACATGAGAGATTTTTACTCTTTTTATTTCTGCCATTTACCTTGTGTAGATTGTTTCGCTAGCGTAACTAGATGTTGTGACGTATGATGTAGCAGATGTATTCTCACCAGAGGATACAACATCAGGAAGTGCATTTACTGTACTGTTGGTAACGTCTAATTGTAAGTACAGATCTTTGAGGGCGATAACATCATTAGAATCAGGTATTGCTTCAACTTGAATCAATCCGTTTGCCAATGTAGACCCTGTTATATTTACCACATCTAAATTGATCTCGCCATGAACGTAATCTACAGTCCCAGCATCGTTCTTGACGATAAGAGGAAGGTTGTTTACAAGTTTAAAGAACACAAGTTTACCAAATGCAGTTCCAGCCGTAGGAATATCACCAAGATATAAAGTTCCGTCTATACCACTAACGGTAAATCCTGTAGAACGTATGCCATATCCGTTTGGTTGGTCATAAAAGGCATTTCCGTAGCAAAGTTCATAAGTTGCGAATGTATTGAGTTCAGGCGTAAGATCTCTTCTCATCTTAACTCTAGTAATGTTAGAAGTTACACCTCTTCCAGAGTCATCAATCAATCCAACCACTTTAGAGTATTTGAATCTGCCACCAAAGTCATTAATGTCAGATGATTTTGAATATGCAGTCAAAGCCTTGGTTACTGATGTAATTAATTCTGTTGCATCACTGACGGAGTTAGTGTTATAGTAAACAGAAGTATCGACTTCAACATAAAGATACTTAAGATCAATAATTTCGGGTTTGATACCAGCAATTGAATATTGTTTCAGTTGCCTAGAGATATCATCTTTTGTGATCTGTGAAAGGAACGAACCATTTCGAGGTTTGATGGAAATGAACACTTTTCCATACTCAGGTGGATCTAACTCCTCCCCACCGTAGGCGGTCACAGACTCGACGTTAGGATATACGAATGGAATGATACCAGAATAGTCACTTGCCGTTACTGCACGGTATTGTGATGAGTATATGCGAGGTGCCAGATATTTAATTGAACTTGTTTCCTCAATATCATCTCCCATTGAAGCTTTGTTGGTAGTTGATATAAGTGAGATACCAGTTGTGACAGATAATCCTTGATCATCTTCTAAAATTCCAACAAATGAGAAATTTTTAGCATCATTTCCAAGTCTTCCGTTCGTTACGATGTAAGAAACCGTGACGATTGCTCCAGCAGGCGGTTTTTTACCTAAAATTCCGTCTCCAAATAAAATTTCGTATTGTTCATCTTCAATTTCTTGAATTAAGAAGAGTTTTGACGTAGCATCAACTCTTAAAATGTTATCATATAGCGTATAAATCTCTTTTGTCGTAGATTCGACTGTAACACGAATAGAAGTTGTGTCAACATTAGCATTTGGAAGGATAAAACGCTGATTTGGTTGTGAATAATCAATCTGAAAAGTTTTTTGAAGGTAAACGCCTTCATAAATGTTCAAATTTTCAAAAAGTGCGATATTATTTTCGTTTGTTGTAGCAACAAAGTCGTCTGGAATTGAAAAAATGTAAGATCCGTTGACTTGATTACCCAATGCAACTTGTCCAGCCTTCAAAGTTACGATTCTAGTGTCATTACTGTACATATCAACACTAAAGTTGATAGTTGCCATTGCAGATCTACTTGATCTTGGTACATAACCAATGTTTCTAGCAAGTGCAACCACGTTTTCACGCAAAGTCGCACTGTCGAGGAAGCACTCATTGACTGCCATGTTAGTATTATAGGCAGTAATGTAAGTATTGTACGCTAAAAGATCAATTAAAGTTGAAAAGTTCGATCCTTCAAAGTCAAAATCAGCAAAATCACTGTTTACTCTGAGGTAATCTTTGATTTGAGCTCTAAGATCAGCAAAGTCTAGGTTTGTAAACTGGTTAAATGACATTATACTCTAGTTGATTGTAGGATAAAGTCTACTTGTTGTCTTGGAGCTGTAATTCCGACTATATCGTAGGCTATTGTTACGTTTAATATTGTAGTATCTTGCGGATAAACCACTCTTGTCACGATATTTGTGACTCTAGGTTCGTAGTTTTCAAGTAAAATTAAAATTTCATCCTCTAAATCCAAGGCAATGTCTTGAGTTGCTTGTTCAAACATGAAATCTTCTATCTTACTACCCAAAAGTGGGTTGTAAAAACGTTCTCCTATTCGTGTTCTGACGAGATTCTGTACAGAACGCTTGATTGCGTCCTCATTATAGAAGACTCCAATGTCATCTGTAATGGGATGCTTAGCAAAAGAGAGGCTAATATCTCTAAAATCCAAGCTCGTTCTTAAATTGTCGTCAATACTAGGCATTATTCCTTAGATTCGTTTAAGTTTTGCTTCCTTTTTTCGTCATTAGCATCATCACCAACAACTTCACGCAGTACATTCTCTTCTTTTTTAGGGTTAATGTAAAAATCTTCGTAAGATTTATCCCAATCTTCCAATCTCATCGGTAAATATGCTATTCAAATTCTATTTAGACACAAAAAAAGACCTTTTGATCAAAGACCAAAAGGAATTTAAAGAAATTTGATTGTTTTTTAACCAGCAGCGAGTGGGGATTGACCAGTATTAGAGTTTGCCGCAGCTTTTTTTCTTGCTTGAGCACTCACATCATACTGTCCAACTATACTTCCACTAGCGAATCCCTGACTTTCGACGTTATGGGGTGCCAATTTAGGATTTGAGTCTGCCATTTTTAACCGTTTTTCTTTTATTTATCTGGAACAGCTCTTAATCTTTCTTTGGAGACACCTTCACCAAGGTAAAATTCCAATCTCATTTTTGCATTGCTCTCATTTAGACCCACATCTCTCTTAGGATCTTGTACTGCCCAACCCTGTGTGGTAAGTTCTTCAACTTTCCACACTTGACAAACTGAACCGTAAGCTTCTAATGAACTCATTTTAAATTACCCTTGTTTTTTCGTGACCAACACGGATCTTAGGATCTATCCAGATCTCCATACCCGCTTCTTTTGCATCGAGACAGAATGAAACATCCTCTCCACACATATCTTGTACCTCGCCTGAATCAAAGACTTGCATCTTAGGAGCAAACCAAGGATACTTCATCTCTTTATGTTCAAAGACTCCGTGCTTGATAAGTAACCAACCGAAACCAGTGTAGTCAACTGTGAATGGTTTGCGTCTGCGAGATATAGATTCAATTGTTTCATGATTCATGACTCCGCCATTCTTTGCAAAGTCTTCTTCTTCTAACCAGTGTGCAACAGATGTAGTCTTACCATCTTCTGTACAATACCAACCGCCAGCGATATCTTTCTGCATCCATACAAGTCTGTAGAACTTCTCTGTATCAAATACGATATCGGAGTCAATCCATAACTGA